TACACGGGAAACATCCCCCCATAGCTCTTCTATCCTCCTCCTAACCTCTTCTGGTTTCTCGGAATGTTTCCCCCTTATTGCTTGAACATTACAAGATACATTATTTGACCTTACACTTAACTTAACTTTGGGGTCAGTAATAACCACATCACCATTCTCGTCTCTTATTAACCTACCTACATTTCCTTTGGTTGCAAATAAACAAATTTCATTATTACTTTTTGAGTAAGCACCAACACCGAACCAAACACTACCATCCTTATTTAACTTAGTCCAATCAAATCCTAGAGTTTTATACTCAAAACCCCATGCTTCAATAACTTCAAGACCTTCTTTTAATAAAGGAAATGTAACCCATAAATATAGGACTGCATTATCTTCGCAGATATTTTGAACTGGTAATGCCTTTAATTCATCTAATGACATTGTTGAATAATGATTTTCTGCACCACATTTAGTCCTACCTGATTTCTTTTTATCTCTGTACTGCCAGGGTGGATCAGCATAAATAATGTGATATTTCTTCATTACATCACTCCTCATTAATCGTTCATTATAAATATACGAGGAGTGCCTTGAAACGAATAAAACCTAACTCAATTAAGAGTTAAGTTCACATATTGATTTATATGGACAGAAATTACAATTACGACTTAATTCCTTACCTGGAAGTTCATCCTTTAATACCATTTCTTCTATCTTCTGAATTTTATTAACAACCCATTGTAATTGTTCATCTTTATAATCTACAGTATAAGCTTTTAGGTTTTGAGTTCCTTTACATAAGTATAGAAACATAACTTTTCTAATGCCTATACAAAGTGAATACATAGCACCTTGTTTAATATGATCTGGTAATGGTTCAATTAAATACTCGAAATCTTTTGGATTTATTGTTTTAAATTCAAATAAGAAGGGATAATTTTCATATTCCATAGCTCCGTCTATCATCGCTGATATAGGAAATTTTTCAGTAAACCTATAATCTAAAAACTTAATTTCCATGGGAGGGGCGTCATGTTCTTCTAAAATCTCTACCCCCTCCGCCCCGTAAAAAGGTAGATCATTTTTAGGTAGTAATTTTATTGGGTAACCTTCTTTATCCATTTCCATAAAAATATCTCTTTGTATCCACTCATGTAATTGAGTACCTACTTGAAGTATCCTCTGGCTTCTAGGGTAAATATTATCCGTACCTTTAAAACCTTTTAAAAAATAATAAGTTTGTCTCTCGCATTTATAATACTGGGAGGGTCGAAAGGCTAGTCTAGAGCTTTCCGACCTTTTTCTTTTTGCCTCCTCAACTAAAAACTTATCTATCTCATCAATAAATCTTTCCTCAAAAGATTTATTGGCTTCTCTTTGTTCCTTTTTTATTTTATCTGCTAAATTTTTTAATCCCAAATTTCTGCCTCCTCCCAAAGTTCACTCAATTCATCTTGATTCATTCTCTGACCCCATCTTTCAGCTACTTCTATATCCGATTTCATTCCGCATCGTAATGGAATTGCATTACACATTATTTCTGCAAATTCTTTTAATGGTTTCATCCCTAGGTCCTTCGGTATATCTAAAATAATTTCATCGTGGACCCATAAAAGTATATTGCAATCATACTTTTTAAGTGCAGGCTGTAAATCTATAGTAGCTTTTTTCACCATATCAGCAGCACTACCCTGAATAGGGCTATTCTGACCCTTCCTATAAGCAGATTCTAATAACCATTGCTGACCCGAGGTAACTTCAGGATAAAATCTCCTTTTTCTCCCTAATAGAGTTTCTACATACATTCTTTCTCTAACTTGTTTCTTAATATCTTGAATCCAACTGGCCACCCCAGGGTATGTTTGCATGTAAGAATGTATATACATTTGAGCTTCTTCCTCACTAATCTCTAAAGTATCAGCTAAACCCATAGCTGTTGTACCATATACTATCGCAAAGTTAACTGTCTTAGCTTTACTTCTCATCTTTCCAAATTCAAGCCCTAATTCTGCTTCTTCTAGTAAGGTATCTCTATCTTTAGTTAGTATAATTCCTTCATTTAATGCCTTCTCTAAGTGCTCGTCATCAAATTTACTATGGTCAATGTTCCCGTCTTTATCTCGGAAGAAGTCTGATACTTTCCTTAATCGCTGAAAAGTTTCTATGTCTGTTTTTCTATCGGGATATTTATTATTCCAAATTGTTACTGCTGTGGTAGCGTGGACATCTCCACCCTCGGTAAAGATTTTATGCATTACTTCATCCCCTGATATATGGGAAAGAATCCTAAGCTCCTGGCTAGAGAAGTCCAACGATGCTAATAACCTGCCTTCATCTGCTATAAAAGCATTTCTAATTAAGTTAGTGTACGAAGGGATCTGCTGGAGATTAGGGTTAGAGCTGCTCATTCTACCTGTGTCTTTTATGGTAGAGAAACTTGTATGAATTCTTCCATTAATAATCTGGTTTGGTAATTTATCTGCAAAAGCATCTACCAGCTTTACCACCTGTCTATACTCTAAAATCAATGGAATTACTTCGTGTTCATTCTTTATCTTATTTAAGGTCTTTCTGTCAGTTGAATCTGACTTCTTTTGATTAACTCTAGGTAAGCCTAAATCCTCGTATAATGCTTTAGATAGCTGTTGCGGTGAATTTAAATTTATCTCTCCTGTGTACTTATAAATTTTTTGCTTTAATTCGTCTAGCTCTCTGTGTAATTGGGGTGCTACTATATTTACTAGATAATCTTCGTCTACCCTTATCCCCCGCTCTTCTGCTTTAACTACAATGTTTATAAATGGTATTTCTATATTAAAATAAAGGTCATGTAATTTTCTAAGATTAGGTGATTTAAGGTGTTTAATTTGAAATTCAAACATTTTATAAGTTAATTCAGTATCTTTTGTAGCATAATATGTTGCTATATTACCTGTCATAGTCTTTGGATTAATAAGAATAGGTGTTTTATCGAATGTAACATTTCCAAATAACTCTGAGTAAGTATCGCTTGGTATCTTTAAATAATGAGTGGCCATATGTTTCAATGCTTTAGGTTGGGTTTCATCTAATATTGCTTGAGCAATCATAGTATCAAAAGCACATTCAACCTTTACATCTAAATATCTACGAATAATATGGTAATCAAAACCGTAATTATGAAATATTTTATTTAAGTTCCTTCTCTCAAGTATAGGTTTTAGTTTCTCTTTTACCAGTTCAAGAGGTAAGCATTTAACATAATCTACTCCTAAAACTAATTTCCCCTCCCCACCGCCTTCTATAAACTCCTCATAGGCATCTTTATTGTACCTTATATCATCAACATGTTTCAAAGGTACATAATATCCTCGATGGGGAGCATAAAAAGAAATACCTACAATTTCATCTCTATATTTATCCGTCCCTGTTGTCTCTGTGTCTATAGCTACTATACTTAAACCGCTTAACCAATTTACTAATTCTTCTAAATCTTCCTCGGTCCATACAGTCTTGTAATGTAAAGGTAAAACAGTTTCTCTAGCTATTTTAATTATCTGCAATTCTCTTTTATTGAAATTTTTCTTATTAGCCCATTTTAAAAACTTATCTATCTTAGCTTCAGTATCTAGTGAGGGAAACTTATCTTTAAACAATGGATAAACCTCATCTAAATACCACTTCTCCCTCACCCGTAATTTCCTCTTTTTCTTCTCTTTGTCTTTATTCAAGATACTTTCAATTTCCTCGTAAATATTCACATAATCCCTCCTCCTCATGAATAAACCCCATATAGGGGTAGGGGGATGAGATTAAAATGGGAATCCCCCTTCTTCTTCAGGTACAGTAGGATTTACATCAGATACTTTTTGATTAATAAGATTTTCTATCTCTTCTGGGGACATTGGCTCTATTAGTGATTCAATATCTGGTAACTCTAGTTCAGATGTGTCAAATTCTTTAGGATCTCTTGGAAAGAACTGATATGTTGTATTTACACCTTCCCCTTGTCTTAATATCTTGAAATCTCTCTTAGTTAAATCTCCGTACTCTTCGGCTAATCCAACGATAGCTATTCCTACAGTCTTAGATGCTTTTAATATCTTCACTTTTTCATCTTTCCTATCAAACACTGGTATATAAGTTCTAAATGAAGCATATTTACCAGCCTTGCATAGTGGGCAGGTATCCTTACCTAAGCATCTGATATTCATCCATCTTCCATTAATCTTTTCTGTATGTTCATATACAGAAATTAATTCTTCCAGCGGTTGAATTATTCTTATCTCAGTCGACTCCCCCGCCTTTAAACTCAATATAGACGTACTATTCTTACTTGCCTCCTTTATAGCACCTAATCCTTTCCCTACGTATAAACTCATTAAAACTCCTCCTTTGATTATATTTAGAGATTTCGTAAACCTCTCTTTATTTCTTCACACCTAATATACGTAGGGTTAAACCAAAATGAATAAAAAAAAGAGGAAGAAAATTTTCTTCCTCTAAATTAATAACTCCATTAATACCTCCCTTACTCGTAACCAATCTTTAGCCACTGTAGGTCTAGATACTCCTAGTTTGTCGGCTATTTCTTGGAGAGTATAACCCTCATATTTAAATTTAAAAATCTTTGCTTCTCTATCCGATAATATATTTTTAAGATCTAGCTGGACATCTATAATTAAATGCTCTCCTCTATAATCATCATTTACTGGTATTTGTGCTTGTTTTATTATATTGGCATGTCTAGTGCCTTGTTCGAGATCCTTAACGGCACTTATATTCCCAGTAATTAAATCTATTATAGTTGCTCCGAGTTCGTCTACACTAGCATTAGCCCATTGAAGAGAAGGTTGACTTTTTGCTTGCCTTATATGGTCTATAATTACACGGTCAATAATTCTTGTAAAATAAGTGTTTGCACTAGACTTTGAAGGATCAAACTTCCGATATGCTTTAAACACTTTTATCATTGCATCTTGCACAACATCTTCCTTACCAATATAGGTAGGTAATTTTATATTGTTTGCTTGTAATTTATAACTACAAAGCTTCCTTGTAGCTTCTAATAATTCATCCAGACTACCCTCCGCCACCATCTCATTGAAAGTCTTTCTTTCTTCCATTTAAAAATACCCCCTTATAAAACTTAGATTGTAGTAGATCATAATAATATTCTAGGTAGGTTACTACCTCTATACCTGATAATCTACCTGCTAATAATAAATCATTAGCATCTTTATATTTTACATATTCTATCGTATCTATCCCCCACTGGATAGGATACTTAACGACTTCCACTTTAATACCAGTCTTAGAAATAAGACTGTATGCATCTAAATTCCCCTTTACTCCCCACTCATCGTTATCTAAAAATAATATTACCTTGTTTATACCGGCTTTCTGAAGTAGTTTTAATTGGTGTTTAGAAAGAGTTCTACCTAGTAGAGCTACAGCCGGTAATTTAGCCTCATAACAAGATAATACGTCTATCGCTCCTTCTACAATAAAAACCTCGTCTACTTTTCCGTATAAGTAGTTTAATCCATACAAAACCTTATGCTTGGGGGCATTTTTAGGGATATGATAAAACTTTCTGCTCACATCCCTCTTTAGTATAAATACAGGGTTACCTTCTAAATCACGTACAGGAAATGTTATAGAGTAGTCTTTTTCATCATACCCTATTTCATATTTTTGCAGTGTATAGTCAGATAGTCCTCGATTTTCTATATAGCTATGTCTCTTTTTCCTATAGTTATAAATTTCTTCTTCTGTTACGCCATCCCAATCTTCTTCGATTTCTTGATTGAAAGATGGTACGATAATGGCGGAGTAATCTCTTAATACCTTACTATATGCTTTTAAGTAACTAATCTCATATACATGCGATACTAGATTTATTAAATTACCTTTTACTCCACAACTAAAACAATTAAATAAATAAGGATAAGTAGTACTAACGCCAAAACTAGGTTTAGTTTCATGGTGAAAAGGACAACACATATTTATATTCTCAGTATTTGCTTTTTTTCTAGTAAATGCTGTTGGATTATATCTAAAGTAACTACTTTCTCTCCACTTATCCCTTAAATCCTCTAAAACTTCCTCAATATTTACATAGTAAGTCTGCATACCTCCCCCTTCCCCGTTCACATAGTTATCGTTCACATATATTTATATCATATTATGTCGGATTGTGCAAGAGTTTTTTATTAAATTTTGTCGATTTATATATATCATTATATGGAACTTATGTTCTTTTGTAAAGAGTTATTTTAAATTTATTCTACAAAAATTGGTAATTTGTAACCTCTTTGTTGCCATCTATATTCCCCCTCTCCTTATTCATCAAAGTATGATAGTTCTGTTTCCATTGCTTCAATTAAATCATCTATAGTTTCAATTTGGTAATCTCCTAAATAGGAGAATGCTTCAAATTCCTCTTCTAACGTTGGTGAAACTTCTCCACCGTTAAAGATTTTGATTAACTCTAATAGTCTCAATAGCTTTTCGTTTCTTTCCATCATT